GTATTTCTATATGGTGGATCGCAGTAGATGAGCGAACGTGTAGGGATGGCGAGATTTACATAATCACATGAATGAAGGCTTATGTCTTGAATTAGAGGCCTTAGCTTCATCAAAGCACTATGTGCCTCTTGAGCATAATTACGTTCACTATTAAACGCAAACCCCCCCCAGCGTTTAGCGCCAAAACTACAGCCTATATTGACGAACGCTTTTAGATGTTCAGAGTATTTATCCTGATTATTCTTCACTTCATAATAGAATTCTTTTGATACATCAGTTGGTGGTTTCCAACCGCCTCTAATAGCCTTAAAGAGTGCAATCATCTCATGGTTAATATCAGCGCCAATTCTTCGACCGTTAACTAAGCTAATGACTTTACCGCTTCCCATAAACGGCTCAACCCATGCCATACCCTCTTCTCTCTCAGCGCTCATCACTTCGACTATCTGTTTAGCTATTCGACTTTTCCCTCCCATGTATTGCATTAAAAGCTCCTGGTCTTAGCGCCACCAACTTTAACACGTCTGTCATTAGTGCCGCCCTTTGATCTTGGCTTGTATCCCTGATCAGTCGGATCATTCCAGTTGAAGATGATAGCATCATATCTTAAGGCATCGAGCGGGTCTTCTCGACCATCCTTTTTAGGCTGCTCTTTGTTATCCCAACCATAAGATAAAAGAGCTTTCCTAATACTGTTACCTGTAGCCCTTTCACCCCTTGCCCATACTTCTTTAGTGATGAGATAACGACGAGCGGCGAAAGCTCGTTTCAATCTTTGAATACCGTTGAGCACATCGACCTTTAATGGGTCAGTGGTAGATCTAAGTGGAAGACCTAGACCCCTGGGCGGTGGATTCCTCATCACTCGAAAAGCATTGATTCCTGTTTGATCATTCCTTGCTCTGCCTGCTTTGTCTGCAACTCCAACATCAAGCCATATCTTCGGTGATGGCGCTTGGTCTTTGAACTTTCGAGGCCATGCTATTGATAAGATCAGTTGAGTCAGTTGCTCAGTCGTCACTTCTTTTGGATTGAACTCATGACATATTACATCAGCGCCCAAGGACTCATCATGGCAGATGATCAATACACTTGGTTTTCTAAAGCCCCAGTCAATGGCGATTCGTCCCGTCATCTCTTCGCTATATGTCCACCCGTCAATGATATGAGAGTCTGTAAACTCTTGATAGATTAGACCGCTTGGAGGTGAAGGCTTATTCATCACCATGGCTTCACGCTCTGCTTTAGGTAACATCTTGGTCGCCTCAAACCATTCTGCAGCTAGGTTGGCTTCATTGACATAACTAGTAAATAGAAGAGGTAGATGACCTGTGCTTTCTGCCATTCGACACCACCAAGCATCGGCGACCGGTAAGCCGACCAAGATCATGATAGGTGATGGCCCTGCTCTTAATCGACCAAGCGCTTTATGTGCGACCTCCTCAGTAAGTGTCTGACACTCATCAATCAAACATACACCGCTTGTGACATTCAGCCCCTCAAGTGGATTGTGGGTTGCGTCCCTTGTACCTGGTCGATAATAAGACCTACACCAAACAGATGAGCCTGTATGTGAGTCTGTCCATAGTCTTAATGTGTGGTTGTAAGTCCAACCTAAAGGCCCTAGCCACTTTTCCATCTCAGGCATCAATACAGAGTTATAACGTGGGTTAGTATCTGTAACTAATAGTGATGATGTGCCGGGTCGAGTCTTGGCTAGATAAAGGATCGAAAAGACTAGCGCTGATGTCTTACCACTTCCCCATCCACAGCGAGCTGATATAATTTTATCTTCGTTAGTTATTCGACTGATGATCTCAGCTTGGAGAGGGTTGAGTTGTAGGGCGGTCATGTGCTATCTTCTTTCTGTTCGTTAGTTGTCAGCTTACGTGCGTTACCTTGTCAGGTTTTTGATTCCTCAGCTTCATTCTCAGTTGAAGCTGAGGTTTCTTTATTCATCTGTCTGACCTGCTCAAGCATAGCGAGCACTTCAGCAGTTCCATCGCTTGACGTTGTTGACTCAACTTTTAGTTCTTGTCGTTTCCCATAATCCTCTGGGAATCTCTTTTCTAATATCCAAGCGTAAGCCCTCCAATCCATCTTATCAATGGCGCACTGCTTAACACGTTCCAACAGAACCGCTTCAGCGAAACGAACAGCACATTTACATTCTTCAGCCCACTCTTCATCATCATCAATCCATCGATAGTAGGTACTCGATCCTATGCCAGCTAAAACACAGCTAGCCTCAATCGTCATTCCTGTCTTTAGGTTTTCGATGAGTTCTTCTCTAACTTCTTCCTGTGCTTTGGTTGTCCTTCGCTTTCGTTGTCTCTTCTGTTGACCATCCATAGATTTCTCCGATTGCTTGATGAAGTGTCTGTTCTATATCTTGATATAAAGCCTTGCTCTCTTCCGAGAGATCACCTTGATATATTAATCGCTTTCTAAGTTCTGCCAAGGTAGCGATCACCTCACGCGTGTGTTTGTCTCCCTGCACTCCCAATACTTCACTCATCATCAGCCCCAAACAGTTCACTCATAGTAACAGGGAACAGAACAAACAAAGCTCTCTGTATAGCTTCAGCTGTCTCCCTCGTTTCAGGCTGAGCATGCTTATCATTCCTCAGTTTGAGAAACTTAACATAGTTGTGAAGGCTGCCGGTCATGTAGAACTCGGTATAAGTAGACTGAGGGAGTACAGCCCTTGCTAGCTCTCGACTCACACCAAGATTGATCAGTTCTCTATAGTATTGAAGAGACACATTGACAGAGATCTCAAATACATCAGTGGCTCTTCTATCATCAAGCTCACCATCACTACATTGAAGATTGTTGAGGCTCTGCTTTCTTAACTTCTTTGGTCGCCACGCTTTAAGGTCTTCTGATGTATAGCGTCTACTGAGCTCATTATAGCTAAATGTTCTATGTCTCATAATCTGAGATCTAACGAACAAAGGAACAGTGAGTCTAAACGTTGCGGTCATGTGCTCGAAAGGAGAGGTATGTTTATGAGCGATTAGGAACTTGATTAAACGCTCATCTCTTAGATTGATTGTTTGATCAGTGTCATCTTTTAAGAATGATACCCTGGCAGCATCGACCGCCATTTTATCAGTCCCCATTGATTGAATGAGTTGTACTGAGCCTATGCCATCGCCGAACAAGTTGTACATCATGATTGTTTCCCATTCTTAGATCTTCGTTTGGTGTTATACGCTCGCATTTTAGCCAAGCGCTTTTCTCTCTGCTCAGGTGTCTCGTCTATCATTCGCTGTCTGTTTAGCTCTCTCAGTTCAGTTAAGCGCTTCTCTCTCTGCTCAGGAGTCTCATTAGCTCGCTGTTGTTTGCGATATTCTCTATAGTAAACTTTTCGATTCTCCACCTGCTCCGGTGTCTCATTTTTACTATATTCCTTTTGATAATCTAAACGCTTCTTTCTCTGCTCAGGAGTCTCATTAGCTCGCTTTTGCCGTTGATATTCTCGCCTGTCAGCCAATCGCTTTTTACTCTGTTCTGGTGTCTCATCCAATCGCTTCTTTTGGTGATAGGCCCTATTATAAGCTCTCTTCTCAGCCAAGCGCTTTTCTCTCTGCTTAGGTGTCTCATTAGCTCGCCTTAGTTTATCATAAGCTTTTTGCCCAGACAGTCGCTTCTCTCTTTGCTCTGGTGTCTCATTAGCAAGTCTCACTCTTTGATAGTTCCTCTGTTCCTCCCTCAGTTCCTCTTTTCTCAGTTCTTCCCTTAGCTCTTCTCTTATTTCTTTTGTTCGCTGTTGCTGTTTAGCATAGGCGAGTCTGAGCTTTTCTTGGTAGGGTGTCTCATTGCGTTGTTTAGTCATTAGTCTTGATCCTGTCAGTTGATTCAATCCGTACATTATTATGAGCTAGATAGTTTAATCCCTCGATATGATCGCCCCTCATGTCATAGGGAACAAATACCTTGACGATACCCGAATGATGTATTGCTTTTGCACACATTAAACAGGGGTCACAGTTAGAGATAAGCCAAGCGTTAACAGTCGACTGTCCAACTCTAGCAGCGTTTAGAATAGCGTTCATCTCTGCATGATGACAGCCTATATCATTCTGAGTACCGCTAATGACTTCTTTACTATCCCTCAAACACGAAGAGCCACCGCATAGGTCATGCGCTGACTGCCTAGGTGTACCATTATAACCCTCGCTTATGATTACATTAGCTTGAGGGTTGATGATTAAAGCGCCCACCTTTCGCCTTGAACATGGTGAGCTAGTAGCTATGAGATCACATTGAGCGACTCTTACTTTCAGATGTTTCAGATTCACTAGTGCCTGTTCTCCTTATGTGTCCTGTATAAAGTTCTTTCATGCTTTTTAATAATTGAACATGAAACCCCGTTAATGATTGAGTCAGTCGAGAAGGTGACAGCATGATTGATAGATCTTGCTTATTGACAAAGTTCTTTAAGTGTTGAATCGAGCATGGTGCCTGCTCCGCAAAAAAGTACTCAACAATATTGAGCTGTGCGCTTTTTCTAGTCATGGTGACACCGTTTGTTTCTGCCCAGTCCATAACAGTGTTAATATAAGTTATGAATAAGGGGTGATCTCTATTAAGATATAAAATATTGCCTTGGTTCTCACCGATGAATGGCTGATAGTAAGCAGCCTCCCAGCTCTCATTGCCATTTTCCAAAGTGATCAAAAAGCGGTCTTCTGATTCCTCATGTGATTGATTAACAAAATTTACATTAGGCGGTTCATTCATTAATCTTTTACGCTTCTCTTTTGCTTTCCTTTGGCTTGACTCCTTCGCTAACTCTTCAGAAGTCTTAGGCCTCTTAGGCCCTTTCTTTTCTCCGTTAGGTGTTACAGTTGCCCCGCCAGGATTTCTTTCTGCGCCCATAACCTCTTGAGGCTCTCCACCAAAAAGATCACCGTTTAAGTGAGCTACTAAAACCTTATCTCCTTTGCCTAAACTCTTTTGATCTTTTGGGATGTACATCCACTTTTTCATCAAGTCGGCAGCCTTAGATCTCTTAGAAGTGATGAGCTCGTCATTAGCTAGATCCATAAGCATGTCTTTAAGCTCTTCAGGCATATTCTTCCTGTAGTGCTCTTTGATTTCATGCAAAGGTAGATTAACTGTGGGCGATGAAGTCAAACCATCTTTCCATAACAGATTAGTTCTTGACTGATCAGGGTAAACACCTTGACCCGTTTCGGAATCATGTTCAGGAGGAGTGACTAAGAGAGTCACTAAGTCACCAATCTTCTTGTACCAAATACCCCATGAG